TAGCGGTTTGTACAACTGATATTGTGTCATATCCCATTTGCTCTAAATCCCCAACAAAACCGCTTGCATTGTGCGGATCGTAGCAGATCATCGCAACATCAAGCTCATATTCATCAACGTTTTTTTGTATTTCCGACAAAATATATTTGTAATCCGTTTTGATTCCTCCGAGCGTTTCTGTTACGGTTATCAAGCCTTGCTTTATCCACATATCATACGGCACGCTATCCGTGTTCATATGCTCGCTTACGGCATTTTTTGGCATATATGAATGGTGGTATACAAAGTATCTTTTTTCGTTGTCTTTCCAAAAAGGAAATAAATAAGCAACCGATGTCAAGTCGCCACCGCTAGAAAGGTCAACACCAATAAAACAACGTTTCTTCCTGAAATCTTTTAACGTTTTTTTACAAGCGCTTTGCTTCCACCATTGAATATTCTGAATATAAGTGTCTGTTGCGAACTGAATCCACATATTTAATTGCTTTACCATGAAATCGCGCAAATCTTCACCGCCCATTTGCTGGGAAGTTAAAGCAATAGGCTTTAAATTTTCTAATGCGTCATCGTCAAATTCTAATATTGGATTTGCTTTTATCCAATTTTGCGGATAAAACGGATCGTCGCCCTCGTTCAGTTCAGCTATATAGATAAACTGTGAATCATTTGTGTAAACTTCATCTAAAATTTGGCAGCATTGCTCGTACAATCTATAGCACGGTGACATCATATTAAATCCCGCTGTTGTAATAACGCTTATTAATGCTGATTTTTGTTTTTTAATACCACCCTCTAACAATTTGTACATTTGATTTGTTTTGTGCGCGTGGTATTCATCGACGATTCCCAAATAAACCGCGAAACCGTCCATTGATTTCGTATCACCTGAAACTGCTTTGATAACTGTACCCGTTGTTAAACATTCGATTGTATAGTTATGTTCTTTGATTTTGAACAGTTCACCCAAATCTGAATCAGATTCAATAAATTTTTTGATTTCTGTAAAAATGATTGCTGCCTGATCCTGCTTTGTTGCGGTCAAGAATATTTTTCCAAACGTCCTAGATGTGAAATTACCAAAATATGAGGCTAAAATACCATTGATAAATGACTTCCCGTTTTGTCTGCCTAGTTGAACATACGATGTTCTAAAACGTCTGTAACCTTTATCTTTTACGCGCCAGCCATTTAGAGAACCTAATATAAAGCATTGAAACGGATAGCATTTTACGGTTTCGTATTCTTCCGCTTCTGCTAAAACTAGATTTTCTGCATAATCTATAATGTTGTTTGCTTCCTCAACATCGAAATAATATCTATATGGCGCAAGTTTTGACTTTTCTAGGTCATCAAGGTGTCTTTCGCAAGCCTGCAATACACGATTCCCGACATTTTTAATCGCTCCGCTTACAACATCAATCGCATATTGCGTCGTTCTGTCTATAATTTCTGCTGTTTCGGATTTATCGCTCACGCTTTGCCTTTCTTGTTCAAGAATTTATCGAATTTGTTATGTTTTTCTTCTTTAGGCTTTGGAACAACTAAACGACATCGGCTTGTTATCGTCAATCCGAAATCGTCGGCACCTTGTCGGCATTGTTTAAATAAACGATCCTGAATAATAAGCAATTTATCTACAAGCGGATTGACAATCTCAACGTTTTCAATGCCGATTGTCTTATCGTCCTTGTCTTTTATTTCTTTTTTTAGTTCGACCGTTAGCGGTGTTTCTGCGATTTTTTGTGTTACCTCGATATATTTTTCTTGTGCAATGATAAATCTTGCTAAGGCGTCAACATCGAGATTAGAAATCAGTTCAATAGCTAATAGTTGTTTTTTTATTTTGTTAAAGGTTTTTTTCTGTTCTTTCGTAAGGTATTTCGGGGGCGTTACTTTATCGGCTGGCGCTTTGATCTCTTTACTTTTTCTTTCTTCAATCTCTGCTTTTGTTAAATGTTTCTTGCCTTTGGCTTCTAATAACGCCGTCGGCTGTCTTGTTCCTGCCATGTTTTCAACCTCCTTTTTTCATACCTCCTTTATCTGCATGACTTTTTTCATAAAATCCCCAAATTTCTCGTGGGGAGTTTTCTCGGAAGATGAGGGAGGGCGCGACTATTCGCTGTTTCCCAAAAACTTTAAACTACTCCCCCTCCAGCTTTGAACAACGAACACACCTTGAAAAGCTGCTTCTGTAAACGTTGCTTTGCTTGCTTGTCACTTCGATAGATTGCTTCAATCTTCATGTGGTTTGCGTGGGATAACGGTATAAGGTTGTCGGCGTCTAAGCGCTTGTTCCATGCGTCCTCTAACGATATGATGTGATGTACTTCATCGGCATGAACAATTCTTTTATTCACAATAAATTCATACACATCTATGCTCGAGTACGTTGACATGGCTTGTTTTCTTGCGCGCTTCCATGCATTTGATACATAAAATTGAGCGTGCTTTTTATTACGCTTTTTTTCGTTGTATTCGATGTGTCTATGCTTTTCTTTTTCTAAACACTTATCGCATTTTCTTTTATCTGCTGTTATTTTCATACCGCAGCCGCTACACCTCTTATACATCATTGTTTTATCACTCCTTAAAAATAAATAGCGGGCATTTCACCCGCCATTCAGGGAGGGAAAAACCTATGCAAACAAAAAAAGCAAGGCTTGAAAGTCTTACTTTGAAAACTCTCGCACCTTGCCGTACTTGTTCACATTAATTATTTTAGCACATTCATTTCACCTTGAAAACCCCACGTTTTCCCCACGTTTTCCCCTCAAAACACGCAAAAATGAGTTGTTTTTTTATGTATTTTTTTACCATTTTTCGATACCGTCTATACCAAACAATTTAATTGAAAGTAGCCTTATCATTTCTTTACACCATCGCGATGGGCTGTTTTTTCCGCAATTCATTTTTTCTTGTATTTTTTCATAAGGCATATTTTGGATATAATGCATTTTAAACGCTTCAAATTTATAATTTTCGCCGTTTTTCTCACAATCTTTTTTGAGTTCTTTTATGGATTCGTCAATATGGCTAATTATGAGCATAGTTTTAACACGGCTTTTTCTGATACTGTTTAAATATTCATTTTTTGTATTGGAAAAACCAATATTTCCAATTTGCGATGTTTCAGAAATCGCAGAATCAGCATATTTTTTTAAACTTGCGTAATTTTCCATCAATACAAATGTATTGTGCAAAATTCTCTTTTTTTCTGTTTTTTTCTCTGTTTCTGCCATCTTTTTTAAAACTTGTTCAGCGATTTTTTCAGCGATTTTTTCAATTTCTGCATTTTCCATTTTTTCAATACTCCTTTTATTGTGTTTTTTTATCTTTTTCTATTTTTTCGCTTCCCAGCGCGACGGATCATTGGCAAGCCGTGTGTTTTCCTCCAATTGTTACAATTTAATTTTGTTTGAGCGCTTTGATATTCATTTAAAAAATCCGCGCTGTTATCAATTATAATTTCAGTGATTTTTCCAACGCATTCAACAAAACAATTCAAAAAGTTATAAACGGATTCGCCCATATCTGATATAGATTTTTTTAACTTCGCTATTCTTCGATTCAGTTCTTCAAAACCACTGCTATTCATCGCGGCTCACCTCAATTCCTGACGTGTCTATTTCATAAAGTTTATGTTTTATACAATCATAAATCATCATTTCATCGTCTATAACAACGAGCTTGCAATTTGTTTCTTTTTCTGCCTGCTCTAAACACTTAAGAAGCAGCAAAACGCGCTCATCGCTTGTCATTTCCTTTTTTTCCATTTCCTGTCCTCCCAAAATAGAAATAAGCACACAATCGATAAAATTATCGCTAAAATTGCGATTACGTTAAAAAACATTACAATAGCATTAAAATAGGCTTTAAATATAGCGAACAGTAATTCAATTAATAGAAACCCGTCCATGATCTCATTTCCTCAAATGCAATGGATAGCCTTTTTTGACTATCCATCACTTTTATTATTTTGTTCCTATATAATTATATTTCGTTTCCGAAATCTGTTTAGCGTCGCCCATTTCAACATATATTGCTTTTGTTTCTTCTGTATCAATCGATTCAATAATGATTTTTCCCTCATATTCCTTGACGCTTTGAGATTCATTATCCCAAACTTTTAAAATTCCGACATTTGATGATGGTAAATTGATTGTTGTGTCTTTAATTTTTCTCTGGCAATGCGCATTTGTCAAAAAAACCGAGATAGCAGCGGTTACTACAATAACAGGAATAGTTTTAATAACTTCTTTTTTAATAACATCTTTAACTTTCATTTTGTTGTTCCTCCATCTTCGTACATAAATGATCTTTGTTCTTTTAATGCTTCAATCTGAATGTTTAAGTTTCCGATCTGATTTGTATAGGTGTTAATTTCTTTGTCAATCTGCTTGCATAAAACTTTTTTGTCTGCTTCATCTAAAACTCTTATTTCTTCTTTGTTGCCACGATTAACAATAACTAAATCCCAATAGTACATAATTTTTTCTTTTTGTTCTTTTAACTTTTTCACGATTTCTAAGTTGCTTTTTAATTGTTTTTCAACGACGGCAATTTGTTCTGATATTTCACTATATTTCATTTCTTTTCCTCCTTGTTTTGCTTGTAATCGATATATTCGTCTAAATCATCATCGTACATATGCGCACCATAATTAAATATAAATACAACTACAGTTAATACAATCCATATAACAATTGCAATAGCAATTTTAATACTCATTTTAATCACTTCCATTCATTCGATGAAACGTTTCTGATAATCTTTGCTGACAAATTATTTCCTCCTGCTTAACAATGATTTTCTTTAATCTTTTAACCTCTTTTTCTAACTCTCTTATTCTTTTTTTCTTCCTTAAAATCATGCTTTTTCCTCCCTTTGAAAGCCTTAAATTCATGAAACATAACTTTATATTATATTTCATTTATATATACCTGAATTTACTTGATTAAATCAGTGTTTTTTACTGATTTTGTGATATGAAAACTTTTGACACTTTTTAACCTTATTTTTAAACCATTTCATTTTACAAAACCACCGTTTTATCAAGTCTAACTTTAATTGACATCGTGATATAATGCTCTTTACAGAATTGCGGATCATCTAAAATATAAATGACTTCAACAAAAATGTATTTTCCCGTATATCCCTTGTTGTCAAATTCTCTCAACTGCAATAAATCACCGACTTTAAAATGACGATCATTGAATCTTGTTTCAAATGTTTTTGTTCCGTTTACAATGCTTTTAAAATATTCGGGTTTAATTTTTAAATCATGGATTCTTACATTTCTTTTGCATTTACCACATTGACATTCATTGCTCATTGTTAAATTTCCCCTCTTTCTGACATCGTTATTTTTCCATTTATTTCATAAATATACGCGTCAATATCTGCTTGCATAGCTTCCAATGAATATTTAATGTCTTTCAATAACTCGGTAAAA